CCGTTAGGGGCCCCCCGATGCTTGTGGCACAGTCCTGCTGCAGGTGTCGTTCTCCCATCAAGGGAGGCGGGTATCCATGTACATGCGGCCTTTGGGCTTACGCCCTGACCGTACATAACAGGTACCCGTCTCCCGTTTAAGGGAGTCTTCACCCACGTCGCCGGAAATGCCGGCGCGTGTATACCCCCGAAAGGGAGCTCCATGGCATCCGTCACGCAGTCTAGGTTATTGCCTCAGCCCGCTTATGTGGGCTGGGACATGACTTATCAGGGCGCAACAACTCCTAGATCGGAGTTGTATGTCCCTGGTGTGAGCGGATGTATTCAGGTGACGACCTCTTACCGTACAGGTAGAGGCGCTGAGGGCGGTACTTCCGTTGAGGAGGATTCCGACACAGCTCTACTCAAAGCTACTAACTATCGTGACCGTTTTAAGGTCATGAAGGAAGAGCTAAGGAGAGAGCCGAAATCGGTACTCGACAATGGACACGAGTTTAGCACCAAGAAGAGTTACATCGCATACTGTAGCGATCTTGTTACAGGATGGATTCCTCAAGGTGTGGGCTCGTGGGTGGCATACGATGGGCCTTGCTGGCCTGCTGTATGGCCTTCCGGTACTTTGCCGAATGGCACTTTCAAGTACATGGACCCACCCGATTTAGGGTGGTACGGTCCACGTGCAATAAGTGCCACGACGCCGACAAATCCCTCTGCTGACGTTGCAACCGCGCTATCCGAGCTGTACAGAGAAGGTTTTCCTTCAATGCCCAGCTCAACCATTCGCAAAGAGGCTCGAGCGGAATCTCGGAGGCTTAGTAAGTTGCCCCCGGGTGCCCGTGCTTCCGGTTCTGCTGGAAGTGAGTATCTCAATGTCGAATTTGGTTGGAGGCCCCTTGTTAGGGACCTACGGCGCGTCGCTAGTGCTGTGAAGGATTCTCAACGAATTCTTAAGCAGCATCAGCGCAACTCCGGCAAATCAATACGCCGGCAGTACACCTTCCCACTCGAGACTACGTTTACCAAAATGCCGGATGTCCTGGGGATATTAATGTCGTCCTCAGGTAACACGGCATGGAGGAGTAGTTTTGAAGGGGAGAATTGCTCAGGCCAGATGTCAGAGACAATTGAGACCGAACGTCAGGTCTACTTCTCTGGCGCCTACACTTACTCAGTTGGGATCGATGGGGATTCACCCATGGGCCCGGTTGAGAAGTTCGAGCAGAAAGCAAATCTTCTGCTCGGCACCCGGATAACTCCGGAGGTAGTCTGGAATGTAGCTCCATGGAGCTGGCTTGTCGACTGGCGCGTAAACATTGGAGAGAATATTTCCAATGCCGCTGCGCTCGCCAGTGACGGGCTTGTCATGAGGTATGGGTACCTGATGGTTAAATCAACTGTCAGACATACCTATACGCTCTTGGGGCCACGCCATATCAATCTTTCAACTGGTGTGACTTCGAGAGTCCCTTATACCATTTCCTACGTCACTGTGACAAAGGAACGGATGAGGGCATCACCCTTCGGGTTCGGCTCTAATCCTGCGAGCTTTACCGGCAGGCAATGGGCCATCCTTGCCGCCCTTGGTATGACTAGGGGTGACAAGGCACTCCGTCTGAATGATTAGGCGGAGGTTTGGCGAGTCACACGTGTGCGGCAATCGCCGTGCACGTCCTCTGAACTGCAAGGACCATGCCGATGTTCGCCGATCCACAGTCAATCACGATTTCCGGGGTGACGACGTCTCTTCCAAGAGTCGCCGCTACAGGATCGTCCACCCGCTATTCAAGCGCGGATGGGTCGATTCAGGAGTACGTTGCGCATACCATTGGTAAGCGGAACCGCTCTATCCTCGGACTCGTAGTCTCGAAGTATGCTGCCGATCCGTTGTTTCCGGCGCAGAATACGCCCTACTCGATGAGCCTCAAGGTTCACCGGGATGGGCCACTGGTCGGTTTTACGGTTGCGGAGCAGAAGGCAGCTTGGGATGGACTTCTTGTCCAGCTCGCTGCCTCTTCAGGACTTCTGACCACCGCTTTTCTTGGTGGCCAGAGCTGACCGTCTCAGATTGCTGAGGCGAGGGCGGGGCTGTGTAAGCCCCGTCCTTAGTCGGTGACATCAGGCTAGGCATCCTGGCAGACTCCGTATTAAGGAGCCGCAGGTGAAAAGGCTGATGTGGTTCGCGCAGGAGGTCCTCGATGATCTGGGGACCTGGTGTGACACAAGCACCATCCGCGATAAACAAACCGTCGCGGAACGGTATGAACACGAGGGGATAGAGTTTCTTACTCTAACCCTGCCTGAGTATGGTAGAGCTCTCGAGAGAGCCCTATCCGATGCTCAGTTCGGTCCCAGCCTGAGTAGTAAGTTTCACTACAAAGGACGGCTCCCTGTTTTTATGCAGGGGTTCGTGGACCAAGTGTTCGATCGTGAGACTGGAGCCTTGCTCCGGGAACCATCCATCGTCGCAATCTGGGCGATACGTCAGTTTACACTGATGTTTGCCAAGATTGTTCCTCCGCCCGACCGGGCGAAGGACCGTGCTGCGATAGAGAAGTACCTGGAGTGTGAGCAGGATGTACGAGAGGCCGACAGAAGTGACGCCCATGCAAATGATGATGGGCAGTTCACTCGTATTGGTTCTCTGCTTTGGGCAAGGGTCTTCACTGAAGTGGAACGACGAATCGTTGCCATACCCAGCGAGATCATCCCAAAGCACGGTCCAGGTGCCACAGCCGACAAATTGCGTGGAAACGCAAAATGGAGGCAATTAGAGTGGCCCGAACGGCTGGAGGAAGTGTTCTCAGTTTATGAACATCTTGCCTCGAGCTGGAGCTCCATACCGGAGCTCGCCGACGTAGCATTCCTCGAACCTGGGGACGAACGACCTGTAAAGGTCGTTTGTGTCCCTAAGACGTTCAAGACACCACGGATAATCGCAATAGAGCCTACCTGCATGCAATATATGCAGCAAGGTTTGCTGAGTGCGTTCGTGGATGCTGTGCAGGCAGATGACATCGCCCGCCAGCTCATCGGATGGGAGAGC